AACGACTGGAACTACACTCGTAAAGTCAATAACACTAGATGCTTCTGTTTTTGCAACATATTCATCTTCTATTAAATTTCTTACTAATTTTTTGTTAATAACTTGACTCTTAGTAAGTGTTAAATCTGGTTTAACAAGAGCTAATTGAATATCAGTAGCAGTTATATTGTTTGTACTAGACAAATCAATTACAACTCCAGTAGAGGCATCTAAAACTATGATATCTCCTGCAATCTGAGATGTACCAGCTGCATTGAATTTTTTACCGACAAATACGGTATTTGGTTTTTGTAACATTATTTTAATTTTTTTAGTTAAACGTCTTAACTCAGTCCACTAATTTAGTCGCTCTACTTTCCTAATAAAGGATTTCCACGTTAAACTAAACTGAGGTTATAATTACTCAATTGATTGAGATTCTTGTGAAATAGTTTGATATCTATTATCTGAAATATTTTCTAATGCTAATCTAACTGCTGTTATAATTATTTCATCCCACATATGGTCTGGCATTATAGATAAATCGTCTTCCTTTCTACTTCCTACAGTAGTACTATACCAGTCTATTTTTATTGGTTTTGATATGTATGTTAAAGTATATTGGTATATAGTATAGTTTCCGTCAGTATATAAAGATATTCTATCATTCTCATATAGTCTTAATGGTTTAGCCTTTTGTTTGTTAAGCCTGTATGGAGATAGAGAATTCTTCAACTGACTATCTATGTTTTCTATTGTAACCTCTTCCACGTCACCCCTTTTATTTATAGTAGCGCCTGTGGAATCAGTAAACGTTATAAACGCTGTTTCTCCCAATCCTATCCAGTAGTCGTCTGGATATATGACGTATATAGAATTAGTAAGAACTTCATCTGATACATGTAAATCAGCTCCTGTATAGCCCTTATCTTTTACTACAGTTCTCAAATCATCAGTCCTTTTTTGGTTCTGTTGAAATCCAGTTCTGTGGACATTATATCCAGAATATCTAGTTTTTATTATTCTTTCTATTGCCGTATTCACCCAATAATCTATTTCTTCTGGAAGAAATGATGGGTAACTAGTAATAGAATTAGACTTATCTAACTGGACATTAAACCCTGTATGTATATCTATATTAGTCATTTATTATTTATTTTCAGTTTCGTTTGAGATTGTCATCTTCAAATCCTGATTTTTCTTATCATCTAGATAAGCTATCGCATCATCTATAGAAGTTCCAATTATATCGGTTCCATATAAATATGCATTTTTATTTTTTCTAATAACATTCTTAGCAATAGCTGCTTCTATTAAGAACTCAGTGTTCTTAGTTTTGTTATTAACCCATTTAGAGAAGAATTTCTCAGGTTGATTTTCTACGTTTTCAAACAATTTCTGCTCTACTAACTCTGCAGACATTGTATCGGCCTTATAGCCAAATAAACGCAAACACTTTCTCATATCCTCAAGAGACATTTTATCAAACTCTCTGATAGCCTCTCTCTTTCTCTTATTAAGTCTATTTGCTTCTTGAGCATCTGCATCTTTATCAATCAGTACATAATCGGCTCCGGCTTTAATGTCATTCAATCCATTTGCTACTCTGTGATGGTTCTTTAAAAACAGATACTGCATTTCATCCAATGGAATACTGGTATCCAATACGAGTTCTTTATTTGTTATTTTAATTGCAAATGTAACCCAATATGTACTTGACGGGGCCAATGTCCCTTCACTAAAGGCTAATGCTTTTTCAAATCTAGATGCATCTTCCTGTGTGAGTCCTGTATGTCTATTCCCTGACCTTGTAAGAGCTGGTACTATATAATCAAAACATGATTTATATTTAATTATCCCTGCCCAAGCGTCTTTACGCTTATGTTTTAATACTACTAACATTTATATATTATTATAAGTTTAATTATTATTTAAAGTCTTTCCTTCTTTCGAGTATAGACTTTGGTTTATTTATTTTTTATTTTGATATATAAATGCAGTTTATTGCATTTATATTATTCTTTTAATTTCCAGATGAATTTAGGTGCAGGACCTCTTCTAATATCAGTTCTAACGCCTCTTTTAATTATTCCCCAGATCGTAGCTCTATTAACTCCAGTAATTTCATATGCACTTTTTATGGAATCAAATTCTGCTAATTTATTCATATTGATGTCATATTGTATAACTGGTTTCACCCTGTTTTTATTCATCAATATGACTCTTTCTATATTTTCTTTAGATATTGGATTTAATTTGTGAGATTCAGACATTCTAGCTCTAATCTCCTCGCTAGCTCTTCTTCCGAGCGCTTTTCGTCTTATCTTCTCTTTAGTCTCGTCTGAGTGAAGCCTTCCAAATGTGCCATCTCCACCAATAGTTCTATTATATCCTATTGATCTATCTGTTGTATTATAAAATGAAATCCAGAATTTTTCTCTTTCTTTCATTTTTTCCGCACTATCGCACACTTCAATTGTATCGATAGTAAAATTTTCTTTTCCGTATTTATTTATTGAACGGTGAATAGGAAACGAAGAGCCAGATCTTGATTCATACAAGTGATGCAGAAATCGAGTTCTAGCTCCCTGTATCGTTATCCCAATATATATTTTGTTATTTAATTTATTTTCAATTTTATAGACTTCATACATATTAATATAGTTTATTTGTTATATATTATATAACGTACTATATCCAATATTTGTTGTCAATTCATGAAAATTAATTAGTCCTGGATGTCGAGTATTAATTCTCCACACGCTCTGGGGTCACGCACCATTATGCCTACTTCGCCTAAGAAATGTACAGAATAACCATCTTTTGCATTTGAACGCAAAGTATTGATAGATTTTCCATATCCAGCTCCCGGGGTAACAGAACCACCAGTATGCCACATAACCATTTCTCTATCTTTTCTAGCTACCTTAACGATATTTGCTTGACCATCACGCATTCCAAAATCAAGGAATGTAAAACGATAAGATTCAGTTGGTTTACCACTAATTGGATGCAATTTACGATTATGAACAATATCATCATACATCGGAAGATGTTTAACAGTAAGTTCAATACCATTATGCATACGATAGGTAACAAATTGTCCACCTAATACAAGTTCTTGACCAGCTCCTGAAACGAATTTAGTATCAATTAAATTGAACGATGTCAATTTTTCTTTCAATACTCTATCGAATTCACGCATACCCATTTCTCCTGTGAAAGCTACAAACTTACGTTCGTTAGTTCCAAGGATGTTATAAGACATATCAAATAAGAAGTCTTCTAACAAATCGGCAGTTAATGAGGTATAGTATCTACGATTTGCAGGTGCAATTTGTTGCAATAAACCAGCTCCAATATATACTGGACGACCATTTGTTCCCATCAATTCAGTAGTACCATCAGCCTGTGCATTATATTTGCTATAAACTAATTGACGTTCTTGACGTTTATTCCATTCACGAGCAGCTTTCCATTCTTGGAAGTCTGACCATAAATATGAAGTTTTACCAGATTTAGGATCTTTCAAAGCGATTGCTAATACAGTACTATATGCAGCTCCAGTAATATCATAAGACAAACGTACAGTTGTCAAGTGGTTATGTAGTTTGATATGAGTATTGTAGTTTATGATATCAGCTTCTTCTGAGTATTCTTCATAGGCAGAACCTAAACGAGATACTTGACATCCATTCAGTAAATATTTACCAGGAACATAAGATGCAGATTGACCATCAGCTAAGAAACAAGTATAAACCCATTCATTACCATCTTGATAAGGGGCTCCAGATACACGTAATTGGAATTCTTTATCATCCAATTCGATTATAGCACCAGGACCAAACCATTTATCTTCAAGAGATATCATAATAGGAGTATTTCCAAGACCAGCCTGAGTGGTAGGACTAGAAATAGGACTTCCATTCCACTTAGCAGAACGAATAGTTACAGCTCTATCAGAGTCGATCATTACTGACCATCTGAATTCACGTTGATCGATCACCATAGTCTTACCAAGACCACCAGTTAAGAAGTCCAAGTTAGAGCTATATCCATCATCTTTTACTCCAAATACGTAAGAAATTACGCTTGATACTTCGTGAGGTTTAACCAACAATGCGTTAGATAACATGTTTTCGTCAACTAAGTCTGAAAACCATTTACCCCTATAAAGTTGCAGGTTATTTAAAATTCCATTTTCCATATATGTATAAAACTAAGTTTTATTATTTATTATTAGGGCCTCTTTATTAGTTGTTGCGATGCTATTGACCATAGTGGAGTCGCAGACCCATTGTTTATTGATTGTTTAGAACCACCAACTTTATTTGTTTTTAAAGAATTTCTTAGTCTCTGTGTGGCAGAGGTCTCTCCGTCTCTTTTAGCTTGGGCAATTAATGCGTCGCCTTTCCATGTAAAGTATGCAGATTCAATAAGATTTTTTGTGGCTGATTCAGAGTATTTTTTTTGATATCCAGTTTTACCATCCGGACCAACCTTCAATAGAAATTCAGTAAAAGGTCTCTTTTCTTCTTTAGGTATTTTTATGCCACGAACGTCAGAAAGTGTTTCTATTTGCTGAACAACGTTGTTGTAAAATTTTTGTTGCTCCTCTTCCTGCTGCTGATATACAATTTTCTGATTCTCTAATAGCTCTTTTCGTTTTTGCTCTTTTGATTCTTTTAAGAATTCTATAGCATCTGTAGCCTCGTCCTCCAATAAGTCAGCATCTTCATATTTTTCTATTTTTTTACTGATTTGAGCTTCGGTAAATCCTTTTTCTGATAGAAATGTTCTTACCAATCCTTTTTGAGTGTCAACATCTTCTATATTTAAAGATTCGTAATTAACATCAGATCCAGTGTTTGAATAATACTCAGACAGATTACCTCCGTTCTTAACAAACTCATCTAGAGCTGCTATTTCATCATTGGCATATCTTGGTACACTATTAGCCTCTACAGTATTTTTCATGTAGGCTACAAAATCATCTACAGATTTTGGCTTTTCATCATCAGCAATATCAGACCATCCAACTTGTTCTGCTAGTGCATCAAAGAATGCCAATACCTGTTCCTTTTCGGATTCATCCACTTCAGGAGTATCATCGGTTGACTCATCACTATTTTCCTCTTCAGTATTTTCATTCTCTTCAGTAGATTCTGGAGTGTTATCATCTGTGGTATCTTCTTCAGTCTCTACTGATTGAGTGTCAGTGCTAGTATCATTTGGGTCTTGAATTACTTCTACTCCCTTTAATTTAATATCTTCATTAGGTGACAGTGTATCAAACAGAGCATCAAATCCACCTAGTACGTTATTTTTATCCATAATTGTTATTTATCAATTGTATATTTTTACCAATTCAGCATATTAGTATTGTCCAGGGGAGATACTTTCTGAATTTGTTTTGTCTTATTTCTATTGTTAAACCAGCTCGCAAGACCTTCTGATTTATCATTTTTTGGTTGACTATTTATATATGTACCATGTTGATTCATATATACCGGAGCAGAATTAAGATTGGTAGTATCTACCATGTTTCTTATGTCATTACTTTTCTTTAGTATATTGTCCCTCACATCAATAACTTCTTTCCCATACAGTGGAGTCTTTTTAAAATCTATATTACCACCGGGAGGGATTGGTACTCCATAATAACTATTTTGAGGACTATCACTTCCATTAGCATTTATTTTCCCAAGTCCATTATATGCTTGTATTTGGTGCAACTCATCATTGTATCCCAAATTAATTGCCATGTCTCTTTTTTGTCCAATGGTATATACCATATCATCTGTAGAGGATTCAGCCTTATCTGGGTGTTCCTGACCATGAAATATGTGTCCTGGATTTTCTGGGGTCGTCTTTCCCATGCCGGATTCAACATAACTTATCGCAAGCGGAGTCCAAGGGTCCTCGCCCCTCTTTTTAGACATTCTTATTATATCTATTGCTGTAGCGGTTGGATATGTCCCATATTTATAATCTCTATTCGGATCCATTTCCTTTCCAGTGGTAGCTCTAATCTTCCTATTGTCTTGAATATATATTGAACTTGGAGTGGGATTAGAGCCTTTTTTTCTATCTAGGGCATTGGATTGAATCGGTTGAATATTATTTGGAGTAGTAGATGGTATCGTTGATAATTTTTGAGTATACTCATCGCCATTATCAATAATTTTATTATCTAATATAGGTTCCATAACTTATCTCTCCCCTGATGTTTTATTTTTTATAGCAGTTTTAGCTTTGAGTCTCTCTCTCTCCATTGCGGCCTTGTCTTTCATCTCTTGCAACTTCTTTTGAGTCTCGAGTTTTTTATTCTCTAATGCAATCTTTTTATTATCAATAACATTTTTTGACTGGGCAATGACGGCATCAGATTCTATTTTCTTAGATTCTAGATTTCCTCTAAATTGGATTTCTCTTTCTTTTTGTTCTCTATCCATGGTAGCATTCATTTTATCTGCCTCATGTTGATCTCTCTGTATCGCTACATTCGCA